GGCCTACTTGGTATAGTAGGCTGGGTTATCCGTAGTCAACACGCAGAAACACAACGTATGCAAGTCCTACTAAATAAGACGCGAGAGGAGATGGCTCGTGACTACATGACTAAGGTGGAGGCAAACGGCGACATGAATAGGATAATAGATAGGCTGGAGGCTCTAGACGCAAAGCTAGATAGAATCATAGAGCGCAGATGATTGACCCAGTAACCGCCTTGGCTGGCGCTTCTGCAGCATTTCAGATGCTTAAGAAGGGGATTGCAGTCGGGAAAGACTTACAAGACATGGGTGGTCAACTGTCTAAGTGGGCAGGTGCTGTAGCTGACCTTGACTTTGCTGAAAAGCAAAACCAGAAACCAGCATGGTATCAAACACTAGGTGGTGGTGTACAAGCTCAAGCTATGGAAATCTTTGCTGCAAAGCAGAAGGCCGCTTCCATGAGACAGGAGCTAAAAGAGTACATATCCGTCATGTATGGCCCTAGTAAGTGGCAGGAAATATTGGCGATTGAGGCTGACTTGAGGAAACAAAAACGTGAACACGAACACAGACAAATGGAAATTAAACAAGCAATCCTTGAGTGGACAACAGGGATTACTGTATTCATTGTGGGCCTTGGCGCTATCTTCGGCTTTGTATGGTTAGGAACTAGATAGATGAAAAGATTTAAAGGTTTTAGTAACGATCAAACGCATCAACTCCTTAAAGAGTTTGGCTACACAGGCCCAGCGCAAAAGGATGACATGGATGCGTTTCTTGCGTCTAGTCCTCGTGCTGCCTCTCAGCTAGGCAGGTATGCTGATATAGCTAGGCAACGTGTAGAGGGTGGGCCTTTGTCTGGCATAGGTATGCAAGCTGGTGGTAACATAGCTAACACAGAACAAAGAGAACGCCTTAATGAACAAATTTTAGATTCTATGCTATCAAGGGGTGGACGTCCAACAGGTGCAGCAGGTGTAATGGCTGACAATAACAAGGATTTGTTTACAACTTATGCACCCGTATCTAGGATAACTGATACACCAACTGCCAGAACAGGCTTTGATCCAAACCAAGAGTTTTTAGTAGGTCTAGGTGGAGGTGTACGTAATCCTGACTACACAGGACCAATATCAGATAGATCAGGTACATTACAAGAGCTTGCACCAACTGCTAGACAAGGCACTGCAGAGGAAAAGGCATCGTTCCAAGATATAATGCGTTCTGCTTTAGGGACAGAACAAGACCCACCTACAGAAGAACCACAACAAGTTAATCCTTTAGAGCGTCTATCCCCTAAAATACAAGAAGCAATGAAGAAAGCAAAAACTACATTTAATCCAGATAATTTATCAACAGCTACACAAGATTTAATTACTGCTTCAGAAGCTAAATCTAAAGAAGCAGGTGACATAAGTAGTAGACTTACAAAAGAGTTTTATGCCACTCAAATGTATTCAGGTACACACCCTTCAGGTAGAAGACCTATGACCCCTGAAGTAGGAGAAGAGATGAGGGCTTTCATAGAAAACAACCCTGAGTTTAAAGCAGCTAAAGAAGAAGCAGAAAAAGCTGCAAGAGATGCAAGCACTGCAGTAGAGGGTGATCCTGCATATCAAACATTTGTACAATCCACACAAGCACCAGAGGGTTCACAAGTTCTACAACCTGGTACACCTACACCAGAGATAACTGAAGCACAAACTAAATTAGATGATGCACAGCAATCCTATAGTGACGCTATGGGTACGCTTTCAGACGCACAAAAAGAACTTAGTGGAAAAGAACAACCTACCTTTGACACTAGTGATTTAGATTTATCTACAGGCTTACCTTTTGCTGGAGGATCAGAAGAAGAAACATTTAAAAGTCTTGCAGGAGAAGGTAAGCTACCTGCTGATTTAAGTGACTACACTATTACAGGATCATATCAAGATTTTACTATAACCTTTGCTGATGGCACAGAAGTAAAAAGTAATCAAAAGACTACAGAAAGAATACAGCAACAGCTTGGTAAAATAGTGCCTAAATTAGAAGAGCTTAAACAAAGTGAAGATTACTCTGGTTTTCAGGAAGAAGCAAATGTATATAATCAGCTAGTAAAAGATGTAGAGGATGCTGAACTTTTAGTTACACAAACACAAGCAGACGTATCTACAGCACAAAAACAGATGGAGACTACAGACATACCATCTACTAGTGAAGCGCTGGGTAAAGCTATAACTAACCCTAGCTCTATTTTACAAGAGCCTACAGTATATGGCTTAGAAGTACAAGACGATCAGCTTATAGATAGTGACACGGGACAAGTAGCAACTGCAGCTACACTCTTAGTTAAGCAAGCACAAGACGCAGGTAAAGCTGATGACCCTGCTGTTAAAGCTACACTAGCGTACCTTAACAAGTTTAGTGACGAAGAGCTACAAGAAAAATATCCTTTACCCACTCCTATATCTCCTATAGTTGCAGCAGGAGAAAGGGCAAAGGCTACTACGTTTTCTAGAGAAGCATACGATCAACATGAAGAATATCTCGCTAAACTAGAGCAACGTCAAGCACAGATAGAACAAGACTCTAAAAAAGATTCAGCAGAGACATACGAAGCAGTTATGTCACAAGAGAAAGTTAAGACTGCATTAGAAGACTTTGCTGCAGCTACAGGCACACCATCAGAAGACGCTCTGATGAAAGCTGAAACTATGGACCCTGAAGAATTATCACAGCTAGATTTAGACCCAGCTACGCTAGACACAATACGTCAGATACCAGAAGTTAAACGTACCCTTCAAGAAGGTGAAACACCTACAGCCGCACTATTTGATGAATACACTGAATCAGAAGAACAGGAGTTTGAAGGTGATGTAGAAGACGTTGATGCCGCTAAGTTTGAAACAGAAACACCTAGAGCAGAGCCTGAAGTAGACTACAACTTACCGCCGACACAGGTAGCAGAGCAAAAAGAAAACAAAATAAAAGACGCTGCTCAGTTTGATGAATACGCTACTGCACCAGAGAAAAAATCTGAGTTTGAGCCTGATGTAACTGCAGAAGAAACTATTGTGGGTGCGGATGAAATAGTTGATGTAAATAAAATACTCAACAGTGAAGAGGTAGTTGTAGCCGCTAAAACTTTAGAAGCATTAAATGGTGATGCTGTTGCAGAAGCACAATCTGCGTCATTTACACAACAATTAGAAGCTAAAGCTGTAAAAGGTACAGTAAGTGCTGCATCCACTGTCCAAGGTCAACTAGCAAACTTAATGGATCAGTTTAACGATGGTACACCTGCATGGGCGGCTGGTGCGTTACGTAGGGTAACTGCAGCTATGAACGCTCGTGGCATGGGTGGTAGTTCTATGGCTAGTGCGGCTATGATACAGGCGGCTATGGAAAGTGCAATACCTATAGCACAATCTGATGCAGCTACCTTTCAAGCTATGGACATGGAGAACGTGCGGAACGAGCAAGCTGTAGCTCTAGCTAATGCTGCTGCAGCACAGAACTTTGAGTTAGCTAACTTGTCAAACAGACAAGCTACAAACTTGCAGAACTCCATGAACAACTCTAACTTACAGCTTAAAAACTTGTCAAACGAGCAAGAGGCTGTTTTAGCTATGGCTCAGTTTAAGGCATCTTTGCAAGGACAAGAGTTAAGTATTAGCTCTAATGTAGCTATAGCTAATGCTGCACGTTACGCTGCAGTCAACGATATTAACTTGACAAACAGACAACAAACGTCTATACTACGCTCAACGCAAAACTTAGAAGTTGAGATGGCTAACCTGTCTAATGCACAACAGACAGCACTATCTAACTTACAAGTTAAAGCTGCCATGATGGGTCAAGACCTAACTAACGAACAACAGATGGCAGTGCTAGAAAGCACACAAGCATTTGAAGCTAATATGGGTGACGCTACACGTAAGCAACAAGCGTTTATACAAGATGCCGTAGCTAGTGCAGCTATGGAAGGGCGTGTGTTAGACAATAAGCAACAAACTGCTTTGTTTAATGTAGCTAATGCTGTAGCTGAAAGAGAGATAGAGTTAAACAACGAACAACAAACTGCTATCTTCAACATGAGTAATAAGTTGACTATTGGTTTAGAGGAGATGTCAGGTAGACAACAAACTGCACTAGCTAACGCTCAGATAGAAGCAGCCATGAAAGGTCAGGAGCTAACTAACAAACAACAAGTAGCTGTAATAAAAGCAGAGCGTATAGCTGAAGTAGCTAACATGAACTTTACAGAACAGCAGACTCGTGCTCTTAGACAATCTGAGATGGCTCTCTCTGTAGACTTAGCTAACTTGTCAAACGAACAAGCTAAACTTATGGCTGACTGTGCAGCACTTACAGACGTAGATATGGCTAACTTAAATAACAGACAACAAGCTGCAGCACAACAAGCACAGGCGTTCCTGCAGATGGACATGGCTAACTTAGATAACGAACAACAAGCTGTTATGTTTGAGGCACAGTCCCTAGTACAGAGTGTGTTCTCTGATCAAGCTGCAGAAAATGCACAGCTACAGTTTAACGCTGAGAGTATTAACCAAGTCAATCAGTTCTTTGATAGTTTATCTACACAAGTTAATCAGTTTAATATAGCACAAGCAAATGCTATGGAACAGTTTAACGCAGGTGAAGAAAACTCTATGACTAAATTTCAAGCTGAACTAGACAACCAGCGTGATTTGTTTAATGCACAGAACGAACTGGTAATAGCACAAGCTAATACTGTGTGGCGACAGTCTGTGGCTACAGCTAACACTGCGGCACTTAACGAGGCTAACATGGCAGAAGTTATGGCGGCTAACAATATGACTATGCAAGGTTTAGCGGAGTTGTGGCAACAAGAAAGAGATTTAATGGATTTTGCCTGGACTAGCTCTGAAAAACAAATGGACCGTGACCATGAACTAGCTAAAGCTAACATACAAGCAGATGCCTCTGAGGATGCATCTTACAGTTCTGCTGCAGGTAGTTTTTTATCTAGTGTTGTATCAGCATTTATAATGAGAGGTACACCAAAAACAGTTAATGTTGTAGCAGGAGGTGGTGGATAATGTCTAGCTTTGATAAAGTAATAAGAGACATATTAGCTGACATTTTTGCTGAAGAAGAACAGCAACAAGTCACACGCCCTAGAGCTAGGCCAGAGGGATTAATGTCTAGCCTTAGACCACAAGCTAGGCCAGAACCTGATGAACCTATTCAACCCAGCGCTAGTGAGTCTACATCTAAGTTTACAAAGTTAATTGGTGATAATGAAGATACACCTGAAGAGGGTGTAGAGATACCTTTAAATGAGTTAAAAATAAACGCAAGAGACATGGAGGGAAGATATCAAACTTCTGCTGCACAATTTTATAGACTTAATAAAGGTATCCCAAGCACAAGTTCAAAAGTAAAAGTTGCTAAACTAATACCAGATACAGAGGTAGATGAGCTTACTAGTGAAATAAAGATGATACTAGATAGTACACCAACTTTAAAACCTAGAGCTAGACCTAAAAGTGTAAAGGATATAGATGTAGCATCTTCAGCTATGGCTTTAGGAGTGATACCTGTAAAAGGTAAAAGTTATACACCAACCATAAGAGATACTCAAATTATGTTAGATTCTGCAGGATATAATGTAGGTAAGATAGATGGTATTGATGGATCGTTGACCCAAGCTGCTGTAAAAGCGTTTCAAAAAGATGCAGGTTTTACAGGAAGAGATGTTGATGGTAAGTTTGGTCCAAAAACACTTGCAGCATTTATAGAAAAAAATCCACAAGTAACTAAAGAAAAATTACCTATTACTAAAGAAGAGCTTCCTCCAATTAAAGAAGAAACACCTAGTGCACCTTTATCAGAGGGTCTTGCAAAAAGACCAGGCATAAAAACACTTGATCCACTTAAAGGAACTGTAAAAAAAGTAGAAGATTTTTTAACAACAGAGGATGAAGATTTACAAGATCAGTATGAACAGGATTCTATAGAAGCTAAAGAAATAGTGCTACGCCCTAGAGCTAGACCTGATGATGTAGAGTCTATACCTACAGGAATTATGGTTCGTCCTAGATCTAGACCTAATGATGCAGTTCCTGTTACGTCTGAGGTTGTTAATCTTCTTGAGGGCATAACCAATCCTATTGACGCCGTTATTAAACTTGGTTATATAAAAGACAGAAATGTTTCTACTAGGAAGAAAAAATCACGTTATGAGTCTTTATTAAACGAAAAAGATAATAACGACACAATAGCACAAATGTTTATGGATGCTATAGGTGAGTTTAAAAATCCTATGAAAACAGCTTGGTGTGCTACTTTTGTAGATCATATACTAAACGAACTAGGCGTAAAAAGACTTGAGACAGATGACAAGTACGATAGACTTAGAGCAAAAGCATATGAAAACTACGGTGATGCAGTAGAAAATATAAACGCAGCAAAACGTGGAGACATAGCCGTAATACACAGTAGAGACATAGTTTATGATAAGCTTACAGGAGAGGTAATTACTAACACTTTATCAAGAGAAGATTTAGATAGTAAATACAGAAAAGATACAGAAAAATATAGAATAGCTCCAGGCTATCATGTTGGCTTTATAGAAAGTATAGATGATAAAACAGGAACTGTAAGCATACTTGGTGGCAATCAAAAAGACTCTGTAAGTTTGTCAGCATTTAAAGAAAACTATATAATTAGCATACGTAGGATCGTACCTGAAGATGTAGGGAAACCAATTTTATAATGTTAGGCTTACCACTAGAACTTATAACAATGCTCTTTTCTACGATACTAGGTGGAGTGATGTCCATCTGGGGTCAGAGCATGAAGAACCGCCAAGAGCAGAACAAGATGATGCTACAGACTGCACAGTTTAGAGCAGAGCAAGTCAACACAGCAAGAGAGGCAGGTAAAAACGACAGTCACTTCGCTTGGACACGTAGACTTATAGCTTTATCTGCAGTGTTTAGCATTATTGTCTTGCCAAAGCTAGTCGCAGTGTGGTATCCTGATGTCAGTGTTTACGTAGGTTACACAGAAGCAACAGGTGGTTTATTTAACTGGTTGTTTGGACCAGAGGAAGCAATACAGTGGAAGATGGCACAAGGCTTTGTAATAACACCACTAGATACACATATAGTATCAGCTATTGTAGGGCTGTACTTTGGTGCAGGGTTTACTAAGTAGGAAAATGAAATGGCAGTATTAGAGTATAATAAACCTATTCCAGGCTCATCTTTAACATCTCACAAAATAGGTGAGCGTCAGTGGGAAAGACCTCCTGAAATAGCTTCTGTTGAGGAAGCGTTAAAGTTTTACATGCAGAGATTATCTGATGAAGAGATTATTGATGATTTCATGGTAGCCATAGAGTCGGGTGTTGCAATTGTACCTTTAGTAAAAACTCTATATCTCTCTAACGTTATGAATGGTGTGCACAGCTTAGACATAGGTATTCTTATTGCTCCAGCATTAACAGAATATTTTGCTGCAGTAGCACGTAGCTACGATATAAATTATAAACTATCTAATAAAGATTATAAAAAAGAAAGAAGAGAAAAAGAAGAAGCTAAAATTGCTATGCTACTACAGGCTGCTGTGCGTGAAGCTAAAACTCAAGATGAAGGTACGTCTATGCTTCAAGCTATGGCTGATTATATTATAGCAGATAAAGATGCAGAGCAAGTAGAGGAACAAGTACCAGAAGAACAGCCACCTGAAGCTGAAGAGATACAACAAGTAACAGAACCTGCTGAAGAGCCAATGCCACCTGAAGGTGCAGGTCTTATGGCGAGAGGTGAATAATTATGGCGTTTAATTTTAAAGCGTTTGCTACAGCGTTTATGGATGATCAAGCTAGAGCTATCCAAAAACGTATACAAGATGCAGAGGATTATGAAGATCAGAAGCGCGAGGAAGCAGAGCGTAATAAAACTCTAGTAGGTAAGCGCAGGGCGTTAGTTAACTTAGCTAAGACAGAAATAAATTTACTTAAAAAGATGGGCGCAAAAGATAGGCATATTAATGCAGCCATTGCAGCAGGTCCAAAGGTTTTGTTTGAGTTTTCACAGTCGCTTCAAAGAGAAGCACAAAAAAGACCTAGCTCTGGTGGCAACGTAACGTTTAGCGAAAGTGAACTAGATGCACTCATCGAAATGCCTGATGAATTTGCAGTAGAATCAATGGACCCAGCAGAGCATTACGCTAACTCTATAGGTTTAGCTGAACCTTCAATAGGGAGTTATCAAGCTAAAAGGCAAGGTCTTTTAAAAACAGCGCTGGGTATAGGTCTTAAAGACGCAACTAGAGCTAGGCTGGATAAGGATGCATACTACGAGGGCTATTCAGTTATGGATATTAACGAGATAGCTAGACAGGAGGCTTACGAAAGCATGGACCCAGGAACATACTTTTCGTTTAGGCCAACAAAAGATTATGATCCAACAAGAATAGGGCCAGCGTTTTTAGAACAGATGGCAGATGCAGCAGATTTGCCTCAATCTGTTAGGTCTTCTATAATACGTCAATTTGAAGGAGATCCTAATGAAGCAAAGTTGATAGCAAATGAAACAAAACGTATTATAGAACGTAGACAAAACGGTGTAATTGAGTCCTATACATCTCAGTACAGAGATCAATTTTTAACAGACCCTGGTATTGATTTAAAATCTATTATGGGAGAAAAAGCTTATCTAGCTAAACTTGAAGAGTACGCAAGTGAAGAAGATCTTAAAGAATTTTTTGTAGAAAAAATGTTAGATATGGAAAACACCTCTGTTGGTACACCTATAAAAATTGTAGATAATGATCAACGAGTTGTAGAGATTACAATTGGTCCTGATAAAAAGACTGTTAGTCAAATAACAGTAGATAATAAAAAAGTACCTGAAGACAGACATGATGAAGCACTATCAGAGTTGTATAAAGAAGGACTACTAAGCGAAGCCAGCTTTTCTAGAAAAGGTTTTCCTCTTGGTGGAGAAGATGCAACACCAAGTGCGCTTGGTACAGTAGAGTATATTGAAGATGGTAAAGTTGTAAAAGGCGTACCTCCTAGACCAAGTGCGTTTATGAGCAGGATCACAGGTGTTTCCTTAGACTATGATGCAAGACAAAAAATACTTAGTGGTGAAATGGCAATACCAGAAAAAGGGCTGCGCGTAGATGAGTGGGATGAGTTGTTTGGAGACACACACAACCCTGACGGTTCTCCTAAAGCAGGTACAGCACAACAAGAGATTGTTGACAAACCTGTAGAATCTGGTATACTAGACCTTAGAAACTATAAAACTGTTGAGGAAAAAGATGCAGCGTTTGATGCTCTTCCTATTGGTAGTCTTTACTATGATGATGATGGAAGCGGCCCATTTCCAAAAGGTAGAGAAAGAAATGGGTAACTATTCACAATACGCTAGAAAAGAAACTATGGGCAATTATGCAAAATATGCTGCTGTTCCAGATAGCAGTGTACAAAAACCTCAAAATGTATCTAGTGTAGCTTACACACTTGTGTCTGATAATATTGGTGCAGATCAGTCTATGTGGAATACATATAGAGAAGAAATAGCTAAGATAGAATCAGCAGGTGATTACTCTGTTAAAGGAGGCTACAACAACCACTATGATGGAAGATATCAGATGGGTAGGGCGGCTAAGACAGATGCAGCTACTCTATTAGGCTACTCTCTTAAGCATGATTCTAAATCAAGAGAGGCTTTTAGAAACGATAAAGTAAAACAAGAGGAAGCTTTTGCTGCTTTTACAGTTAAAAACCATGATTATCTTATGGCTAAATCAAAAAAATATAGAAGTCTTTCATTAAAAGATAAGCTCTCTGCACTAGGATATGCCCACAATCAAGGCTGGTCAGGTGCAAGTAGTTGGTTGAAGAGTGGTAAGGTGGGCAGTGACGCATTTGGAACTAGAGGGACTAAATATTCTAATGCTATTAAGGACGCACTTAAATGACTCAAGAGTATAATTTTTTTAAGGAGTACGGTTTAAACTTTGATAAGTCAGAGAGGGAGCAGTTGCGCCCTAAGAATACTATTGTGCTAGATAATGAAGAAGAAATATTTGAAAGTCCTATTCCTGAGGGACAAAAGCTAAAGAAAAAAGATCTTTATAGATATGAAAATATAAATACAATTCGTGACTACATGTCAGCAAACAAAGGCGCTGATTATGTAGACATGGATCAAGAAACATTAGTAGAAGATTTTGTAGATCACATGAGGTACTTTAATACTAACACTTTAAAAACTGCAGGCGAAGTGCGTTTTATAAGTAAAGCAGATGATAATACAAAAGCTATGGCTGCTAAAGCTTACAACTTGTATGACAGCTTAGGAAATGTTTTTGTTAATGATGGTTTCTACGGTGCAGTAGACGGTGTAAAAGATTACGTGTTTGCTGCAGCTAGTGATCCTACAAACTACATAGGTGTGCTAACTGGTGGTTATGGTAAGGCAGCAGCGCTGGGTCTTTCTCAGAGTGGTAAGATTGCCATACGTAAAGCTACCAGTGAGGCTGCAAAAAGGGCGGCTACAAGTGGTGCTACAAGAGAGGCTGCAGAGAACGCAGGTATAGAAGCAGGTATGCTTATGGCCCAGCGCATGATAGCTAAAAGCGCTTCAAGTAAAGAGGTAGCTGCTGCATCTCGTAGAGCCGCTAAAGCTGCACGAGCACAGGCTCGTTTGTCTGCAGCACAAAGGGCAGCATCAGGTGTAGCTAAAGAAGAGTTTAAGAAAAAAGCAAAAAGGGCTGTGTTACAAACTACAGCTATTGATTCTTTACTTGCAGGTATTCAAGATAACGCAATACAAAGCATTTACTTAGATGTAGGTGCACAAGATGAATACAGTCAACTACAAACAGGTTTCTCTCTAGCTTTAGGTGGTGTAGGAGGTGGTCTACATTATGCCTTTGGTAAGTTCGATGGTGTGTCTGGTTTAGCTGACGCTATAAAAGAAGTTGAGATTGCAGGAAGAGCAGACAAAGCATCTGAGCTAGTAGAAAGAACTAAGATTAAATCTATAGAAAAAGATATAGAAGCAGCAGAGGCAATGCCAGCTAAAACTAAAGGTCAAAAAATAGTAAAGACCAGAAAGATAAATCAACTTAAAGCACAAAAGCGTAAGCTTAAAAGAGAACTTATAGGTAAACCCTTATTGCCTGATGTTAAAGATCAGGAACGTGCTAGTCAAGCTATTAAAGATGGTATTAAAAGATGGGACGAAAAAGTAAAATCAGGAGAGTATCTGACTGAGGGTTATACAGCAGATGATATAGCTCAAGAAGCAGTGGCTATACCTGAAGTATTGTTAAAACAAATTATGCTAGGCGATGGAAACAAAGGAGGTGTTGCTGCTATCTTTAGGGAACGTGGTATGAAGCTACGTAGAGATACAAAAGTTTCTGACATAATGACAAACCTTGTAAGGTTTATGCCAGAGGATGATCTACAGGAGATATCAAACTTATTTAGAGAGCGTGTAGGAATAACTTTAGGAGAGACTGCAGATCTTGGTATTGAGATAGGTGAGATTATTGCAGCAGATGTATCTAAAGCTGGTAAGAAACTTGCAGTTATGTCTCAAGTTAGACGCACAATAGATCATGGTGTTGTAGCAGGTAATGAAATACTTGCAAACATGGTACAATCAAAAGACGTTAGAGATACTCTTGAAGAGGCAGGAGGCTATGTTGATATAACTAAAAAGACACCAAAGGCTTTGAGTTATACGCAGAACGTGTGGAAACGTTTACTTGTTTCTTCTCCTGCTACAACAGCAGCAAACGTCATGGGCTTTGGTCAGTTCTATAGTGGTCAAGTGGTAGCTGATATATTTTCAGGTGGTTTATTGTTGACAGGTGCAGCAGCTAAAGTAGGTATTGGAGATTTTAAAGGAGCAAATGAACTTGTAAGACAAGCTAAAGTATATACACAAATACAATCACAGAAGATGAAAAATTTTGTTGATCCATTTACAACACACGATGCCTACATGAAACTTATGCAACAAATAAAGGATGAAAAAGGTAAGTCTGATGTACAAGGTTTATTGTTTGAAACTGTAGCAGGTGGTGTTGAGCGTAGTGCTAAAAGATACAACATGGACCCTGATGGTAATGTTTTTAAACTTTTTGAGAATTTAACGAATGCCTCTATGAATATTACTGGTGTTCGTATTCAAGATACATTTACAAAATCGCAGATGTTTATGACTGAGTTAGATAAATATTTACGTTTAAAAAAGAAAGATCTGACTCTAGAGAAAGTGCTAAAAGAAAATAAAATAGAAGAGCTTGATGATGATATCATTGGCGCTGCTGTGGACACTACGCTTAGATCTGTGTTCTCCAAAGACTACACAACAGATAGTTTTGATAAAGATCAGTTGCTGGGTGTTGTAGCTAAAGTTGTAGAGAAAGCATCTAACACACCTGGTATTGGTCTTATTTTACCATTTGGTAGATTTATGAACAACGTTGTAGCAACCGCTTATCAGTGGAGTTTTTTATCCTTATTACCTGCAGCAGCACGTATAGCTGTGAAAGGAGATGTCCAATCAGTAGAGGCTATGTCTCGTGCTATGGTTGGTACAACAGCACTTGGTTTAGCCATAAACTATTCACAGCAACAGGAGGAACAAGGTTTAGCTCCTAATTTAATAAAAACAAGCGGTGGTAATATAGTAGATGTGCGTAATGTTTTTCCTTTGTCTGCTTTTTTAGTTGCAGGTAGGTACGGAAGTTTTTTAATTAAGAACGAACCTATACCTAGAGAACTTAAAGAAGAGATGCTAAATCAGCTTGCTATTGGACAAGTAGCAAGGGATGCACAGTTTGCTAACGATTTGTTTAATATTCTTGATGTCTTTTCTGAAAATGATTCAAAGCGAGGTAATGCCATTAATGCTTTAGCTAAATCAACAGGTAACGTACTTGCTGGTTTTACTAGACCTCTTGATGCAGCTAATAGGATGGTCGGCTTCTTAACTGATACGGATATAGCTAAAGATGTAAGGCAAGCAAAGGGTGGTGCGGTGCTTACTCAAAGTGCAACTAAGTACTTTGATAATATATTAGAGGTGTTGATTGGAGAAACAGATAATATCACTGGAGAAAAATTACGAATAGCAACACGTCAAGGAGATATCTATGACGCAAATCCACTGGCTAGAATATTAGGCATTAATGTAAAACAAGGTAGAACACCTGCAGAAAAAGTATACTCTATGGCAGAACTACAGACATGGAAAGCAGATCAACGTAGCAAAATGCCCATGTACGATAGGATATTTAATGAGGCATTAGCACCTCTGCTAGAGCCTAAAATGTCTAGGCTTCTAACAGACAAAAGATTTACAAAAGGGGAAGGGCTGCCTGAGGGACGTAGCTTATTACAGTATCGTAGAGATAGAGTAAGAAACGTATTAAACGAAGCTAAAAAAGAAACACGAGAAATGTTAGACTACCATGAAAGCCCAAACTATATGGACAGGTTACGGTATAAGGCTTCTGTTAAAGGAACAAAAGAACAACAGGCAGAGGCGATGAGGTACATGAATCGCAATGGTGTATCAGGAGAAGTAAAAGATTTTAACTATAGAGAGTTAAACATGTATAACTCATACATAGATCATTTAGTGTACATAGGGAAAGGTAATTAAAAGAGGGGCCATTACAGCCCCTTCTTTTTTAGTTCATCTATAAAACGTTCTAATATAGCTATTAGCTCTTTACGCAACTCCTCTGGTTCAGCTTCTCTCTTTCGCAGATCAAGAAACTTTTTTGCCTCCTCCTCTAAGTTTGTTTTACGCATTTCTTGGTAAAGCTACGCAGAAAGACATAACGTATGCAGACTCGTTAGGCTTAGTACCCTCTAGATTTTTCTTTACTTCAACAGAGGCTTCTTTACAAGCATCATAGTTGCTGTACATCTGAGGTTGACTTTGAGCGTAGTGAACACCTTCGTTAAACAATACAAAGATCAGTATCCATTTCAAGGTTTCATAGCCTTAAAATACTCTACTACATGCTCTGCTACTACCTGCTTTCCCGCTTCGTAGGTAGGTACAAGTACTTCCTCTACTACACCTACACCAATTACAAACGCTAAAACTTCTATCATAGACTTTCTCCTTTATGTTATGTCTACTACTTCACACACATCACCAGAGCAAGCCATCGTTTGCATTGCTAGAGTGTTGTCTTCTTGTTCATACTCAGAAAGCTTAGACCAATCTATCTTCTTTGGCATGAGGGATTTTAATGTTTCGTAGTCATGCTTACCACAGTCCTGATATGGGGCTTGCTGATAAGTATGATCTGAGTGTGGCAAAAAAGATACACCTGACATTTCATCGAAGTGCTCGTACACAAACGCACCTACTGCCATCCACTCTTCGTCACGCACTGTGATAGTTACACTAGGTTTGTGCTCACACCAGTGCCGTTGATATGTAAGCCACAAGTCTAACTGTTCTATAGCTGTCATGTCATCTCTAGTTACTGCACCGTTGGGTGACTTCACAGGAAAACTAAACACTGTAGTTGTGTCACCTTTGAATACACAAGGCTCGCTGGGTATGCCTTGATCTTTCATAAACTGGGTGAGGGGATCTTTGTTATCACCACGTACAGTACGGATGTAATATGGAGAGTGGCGAGCATGTATACCACTTGCGGAGTCAACCAATTGGGAGACTGTCCCTGACGGTTTGACGCAGCTAATTGCAGCAGAGGGCGGTACATCAAGACGCCTAGCAAGTTCATCGTTAGTAGAAATGGCGACATTTTTTAAGTGCTCCAGTGTTTTATCTAGACCTTGGTTCTTGTGTGTCATTAGACGGTTATCCATAATACCTGTCAGCGACACTCCCAACAACCTTTCCTCTTCAGTATTTCTCTGCCACACTTTCCGCAAGTAGGGGAACTTAGTGTATGTAGACTGGATAGTTCCCAGAATTGTTGCCATACGGACTTTGCGTTCAAGATCCTCAATAGTATCTGTAGCACGTACAACAACTTCTGTAAGGTTGCAGAACTGATAAGGAAGCAATATAATTTCGCTGCATGGATTAGTCCCAAAATCTTGGTAAGGATCACGCCTGTCGTTTTTGGCTGCTTGTTTTCTGGATGCCTCACGATTAAATATCCCTCTCTCTCCTGATTTACTTTCAACTAATGCTAGCCACTCACGCATAAACGTTTCCATGTCAGGCTTCTCTGTGTAGCATACAGAGTTGTTAGCTAACGCACGATGTGCTGCAGTCTCCCACCACTGTCCTGACTTAGCGTGACGCATACGATCATCACTTAGGTTAGACAGAGATATCATTGCACTACGGCGTACACCACCTACAACTACTATCTGTCCTACAAAGCACATAAGATCGTGACACTCTATGCTAGACAGCTTGCGTCCCTGTGCGTTCTTAAATGTCTGTACTGCAAAGTTAAACAGTTCTACTAGTGGTCCTGGCCCTGATGCCCTGCCACCAAAAGTTTTAAGTCTTGCACCTGCAGGACGTACACGAGAGATATCCCACTTAGGTATCTCACCAGCCCAAAGGAGTGCCAACAATTGTCTGAACGCCTTAGCCCATCCCTCCTTGCTGTCCCTTACAACGATAGTAGTATCGCTCTCGAAGAGAGTAGGGACTTCAGGGAGCTTACTGATATACTGCCTCTCAACACTGAACCCAACACCAGTGCCACAGAGGAGGATGAACATAGCCTCATCGAAGGACTTAGGGTCATCTACGGTTAGATAGCTACAGTTGTACCCTGCAGTATTGTCACGCTCTAGCGCTGGGCCAGCAGTCATCATAGCTCTCATGGATGGCATGACTTCTAAGTTAAGAATAGCATCTCGTATGTTGTTTACGTAGCTATCGTCACCTAGCTTGGGACGCACTACGTTATCCATGTAGCGTTCTACTGTGTCGCTCCAAGACTCACGCCCTTTGCCATCAAAGTATTTAGCGTATCGTGACTTATGTATAAAGGACTGATAGTCCGTAGGTAAATAGTTATCCATTATCGTTTGTCTCCGCTTCCCTTTAGTGTTCCTCTTTTCTCACGATCACGTAACTTTCTTAGATTGTTATTTGCTACTTTTCCTAGATCTACATTTAAATCACGGCACAATGCTGCAATGTACCAAAGGCAATCCCCTACCTCATCTGCAATAGCCTCACGATCAAAGTTACCATCACGTAAGATCTTCTTTACTTTGTTAGCTACCTCCCCTGCTTCAGCAGCTAGACCCAGCGCTGGGTAAATTACTTGGTGCTTTGCCCCATAGATAGCAGTGGATGCTGCCATGTCTTGATATTCGTTCATGAGATAATCTGCATCGTTGAATCTTTTAAAAGCATCAATATCTTCTTGACTAATCATCTTACCATCTCTCCTTTACATTTAGATTATCTAGTTTTATATCGTCAATATCGTGAAAGGTATTGCGAACCAAGTCGTATACATCGTCCTCGTGTGCCTCTTCTACAGAAGAAAATATATTGTTATCTTCGTCTACCTTCAATACAAACGTGACGCTAAACTTTTTCTGCATCATTTGTGAAACTCCATCCAACGTTTTCTCATCCTTTGTAAATACCATATCGCCTTGTCTATATCTTCTAGTCCGTTTTTGTATTCGCAACGCCACATATACTTTAATACGTTAGCTGCTTGTGGTGCTATATAGCCTGACATATTTTCTGTCATGGCTTCTATTGCATCTATGCACTCTATACCTGCTTGGTTATAGTGTATAGGTTTGTTTACTGGATCAACATTAGTCATGCATTACCTTCCGTTTTAGTCCACCTAGTGAGTCTAACAACTTTACCATTAGTACCTTCTACCTTTTCATATAGAGGTTCGTTTTGTTTTTCAAGGCTTACTAGATAATCTCTTCTGTCTGCTACTGCTTCATACAAACCCTCATCCTCTTGAGCCATTGCCAAAAACGTACCCATCAATGTAGCCAGATGAACTAAGTAAGACATAGTTTCTATATCTGTCTGTGACATCGCACCACAAGCCAAGCCTGTTTCTAACTCTCCTGTCCACTCCCCGTTTTCATCGAAGCTTGCAGGTCTAAGAATCATTGCTACTTCGTCATCTTTCACAACGTAAGGCATTACATATTCCTTTTTTTACCTTTAAATTCTATGTACTTCTTTCTTGTTGGTCTTCCCTTTTCTTTTAACCAGGCTTCAGGTATAACACGATGCGCCCAAAGAAACTCGTTCTTATCACACCAGTTGTAGTATCTTGACTTAGCACCTTTGTACAGCTTTGCCATAGAGTTACTGAACACAAACCGTATGTCTAACTCAGGGTGTTGCTTACGTATCTCCATGTGCTTTCGTCTGTCCTCGCTATCAAAGATACCTTTGGTTTCTATTATTATACCGTTGTCCAAAATAAAGTCAGGTGTGTAAGTTCTGTACCGTAGGTCTTCCCACTCTATCTTTAGAACCTCATACCTGACTCTAGTTTGATTATCTTTCAGGAACGCAGCGACTTCACGTTCTAGCCCACTGCGATACCTTCTGGAGTTATGACGCCTCTTCTGTGACATCCTCGTTCTCTGTTAAGGATTGTTTCAAACGAGATAATACGACCTCACCTACTGTTTTAACTGTGTTTAACTGATAGGTAAGCTGGCGTTGTATGTTTGAATTGTATTGCAACTCTGCTACCACATTGTTTTGGTCTTCTGTAAAGTCTTCTGTATCGTACTCTACTTCATCAATTACTACTTTTGTCATTATCTATCACTCCATAAACTGACATATTCTACTGTTGGTGGTGTTAGCTTTCCACTGTAGACCTGAGAAGGTAATGCTCTAAGTGTAGGCCAACATTTCTTTTTGTGTGAGCAGAAGCTACACACCTTTGCTAGTTTGCGGTTGCCACTGGCTTTGCCACGATAAGTTTCTGGCTCTGAGTCAAAGCAACGCTCAAAGGGTTCATCTTTATCTAAGTAATCATAGGTATCCTCTATCTTTTTTAACACTTCTTTTTTGTCTGCCTCAGAAGCTGACACGTACTTGAAGTCACCGTTGCCTTTGTTAACTACCCACCAGCCACCTACGTCTTTACCTGCAGCAGTAGCGTACCCTACAAGCTGTGACACGTAACCAAACGAGTCACCTTTGTTTAAGCTGTGGAAGTCTTCAAACTTATTTTGAAATGACCAAGGTGATGCAGACTTTACATCATCTACTTTACCGTCAAGCACCATGTCGTACTCACCAGATATCTCTGCTTTATTTGACAGCTTAAGTGTTACGTTATCGTTATCTTCAAACTCTGTGCCTGACGCTCTAAGCAATCCTTTAAACACAGCCTCAACTATATCGCCTATGATCATGTTAATCTTAAATGATGCAGGTAGAGGCTCTGCGTTCTCAGGTTTGTTCTTATCAAACCATAGCTGACACTTAGGACGCCCTACATTTGACATTCTAACTTTGAACTTTCGTTTCTCAGAGTTAAACTGTTTATGCAGGGCTTCTTTAATATCGTCAGCTACCTTGTCAATAACTTCCTGTGACATCCCTGCTTTACCATCAATAGATTTTCTCAGGTAAGAGTGCACAGATAGTTCAGCAGGGTGTTGCATTATTCAAAGTCCTCCAAGTCTACGATGTTAGATACGATCTTAGATGACTCCTTGTCAAGCTTTTCTACGTGTGTTTCATCCCATTTGTTTAAGATGTAGTCGTTTTGATTCTCAACGTAAGACACAAAATCTTTTAGTGCTTCATTGTCTGATTCTGTAAGATCAACCATCTCACCTAGTGAGGCTTGGAAGACTGCATACTTACTGCCGTTAGGCATAGCTCTAACGTCACCTTTAACTTTTATAAGGTGCTCAACTGGAAGTATACGTTTAGTTTGTAACTTTTTTATTACACCGTCAATAGACTGTAAGCTTTCACGATTTTTTATGTCAGCTATAAAGGGAACTTCACCTTCGTATCCTACTACTGGCTCACCACCCTCCACAAAAGGCTCAGAGAAGCAAGCCATACCCATGTAAACTTTAACACGATTGACGCTACGTATAATATCTTTTGTAGCTTCAGGTAAACCGTTGAAGTCTTTGATGTAGCCTGTAGGTCTACCTAAATTAAACGTACCCAAAGTATCTTTTAAGTCTGCATTTAGATTAGTTGACATTACAGTTCTGTGAAACATACTGTTTTCACTGTCCCACTTCTGCCATCGCTGTCTTTGCGTAAAGATACGCAACTCTATCTCACGAGAATAGAATACCTCTTCATCTCTTTTAATCTTAAACACTGGTGAGTTTGCTACTTTACCATCAACAGCCTCTTGAATAACAGTCGCTGTAATCCTGTATAAATTAGAACTACCTCCACTGCCCTCTGCAGTGCTGCCAAAACCCATAGCGTCAGCCAGGTTCATGTTGTCTACACTCAGTGCAACTTCCATACTCATATTGTTTTCCTTTCAATATTAAAAGAGTCTTAGTTATACCACTAAACGTCCTTAATGTCAAGCCAATTCTTACCTATTTTAGCTTCTAATAACAACGGAACGTTTATTTTTATTCCATACGCTTCCTCCACTATACTATTAAGATCATCGTTTAATGTATCTATCATTGCAATCACGTAGTCTTTTTCGTTTGGGTGTACATCTACTACCACAGAATCGTGTACGCTGTTAACTATACCTGACTGTAGCTTCTCTAGTCTAGCATCTAGTTCTATTAAGACAAGCGGTACTACATCACCTGTAGCGAAACCTTGAACAGGATAGTTCTTTATCATAGTGAAGTGAGACACACTACCGTTTGCTCTACGTGTAACGTCAGGAAAAGCGTACTGCCTACCACTTACGTTAGTTATCTTTTGAAAGCGTAACGCCTCGTTGCCTAGATCTGTGTGCCACTTAGCTATGCCTTTGTACTTCTCTACGAAGTGCTTGTAGTATGCTGCCTCTGCATTGCTTCTGCCGTACCCTGTAGCCCCAAAGAGAGGTGCAAACGTGTGAGCCTTGGCTTCTTGCCTAGTTGTAGGCTGACCTGCATCAGTGATGATCTTTGCTGTGTAACTGTGCACGTCAAACCCTGTGTCTATTTCTTGCATAGCTGTCTCGTCTTGTGCAAGGAATGCTGCTGTACGAAACTCAAGCTGGGCAAAGTCAGCCTCTAAAATGTGACCGTCAGTCCAACGAGAGATAAACACACGCTTTACAGGAAAGGTTCCTCCTCTTGGCATGTTTTGCATGTTGGGCTTTCGTCCAGAAAATCTACCTGTACTGGTGATATGCTGGGTAAGACCGACATGGAGGAATCCATCTTGCTTAGTGTAGGTGGAAATACCATCGACAAAACTACTGAGATAACTACTAACAGCAGACAGCCTTTTAACCCCTGTGATAAATTCTTCTGCATCTTTCATTTCACCTTTCTTTGCAACGTGGTTGATCATATCTAGTCTATCTTTACCTGTGCTAAAACCATTAGCACTAATCCAAGACTTGTTTGGTGCTCTAAACTGTAATCCTGCAGCGTGTGATAGTTCACGTAGATGGTATCCTTTACCGTCACACTCTTTACATTTAGTAGGTTTGGCATACTTTGTGCCATCTTTCCTTACTTTAAACACTTTCCCCTTACCTGTGCAGCTAGAACATATGACAGCGTATGTCTTGAGTATCATGTCACTGTTCTTTTCTACTGTATCTTTAAACTCCTCTGGTGTACTTACGTGTTCAAACAAGTTAGCCCACTCTTTTTTGTTGTGTACTCTTCTACCAAAGATTACTTGCGACAGTTGTTCTGGAGAGTTTAGATTTATGGGTGTGTCACCCATTAGTTTTCGCACCTTTTTTTGCAACCTGTATTCGATTTCGTTACGCTCTCGTTGGAACTCATCACGGACATGTTCGAGGGCGGTAGTATCCACCCTGAATCCACGCATGTACATTTTTGCGAGGGACTTGCAGGTGCGGAAGGTAATGTCTCTAACGTTATGTAAGGAAGTTGAGGCAGGATCTTGGTAGTCTTCTTCGATTGCTTTGTACAACTCGCCAGTACTATGAAGATCGCAAGAAAGATAATGGCTAAGTTCACCCAAGGGAATTTCATTTGTGTTGTATCCTTTCTTGTAGTATGACTTCAGCGTATCATCTTTTTGATATTCTAACTGTCTGCGCTGGGCGCACTGCTCTAAACTTAGTGGTTGTTTCTGTCCACGTTGCAGTAAATACTCAGCAAGCATAGTGTCGTAGATATCACCATCGTAAGTAAACCCACTAGACCACAACCAAGACAGATCGTACTGTAAGTTGTGTCCTATCAGTAGAGTTGTAGAGTCAAGCCATCTTTGTAGTCTGCACTTGTTGTCTTTCGTGTCGTTTCTTTCTTGATGGTCAAAGCAAAGCAGAGACTTCTGTTGTGTGTCAAGACACAGCACACCCACTTGTGTAAGCGTATTGCTAGGTTCAAATGGATCGTTGTGTATCTTGCCATCACGTAAAGTGATAGAGTTTTCTACATCAAGAACTCTTCTCATGCTGTGTACCTTGATCTATCACCATCTAACTCACAGTGTACAACACCATGCCATCCACCACGTAGTTTGTTTTTAGCTATGTTCAAGTGTCTCTGTGAATCTTGTTCATCCTGGCCTTCTACTTGTGGGTTCTTGGAAATCAAGATCATCAAGTCACACTCTGCTGCCTTACCTGTCTTGCTACCCTCCATCATAGATTGATCCACGTAGACTTTACCTTCAGCATCAGCAGACAGTTGTGACATCCAGATGATAGCACAGTCGTACTGCTTCGCTATGTTACGTGCGTGTATCGCTGCGTCTTTGAGGTACACATGAGAGTCAGCACTACCTTTACTGGCAAACTTGTCACCCATGTCTAGCACTAAGATGTCAGGCTGGTATGCTTTAACTACAGCCTCAACCCAGCGCATATCTTTACCTGTGCTATCCTTGATCTTGATGTTATCGTGCACAGGTTTGTAACGTGTTGCAGCTAGTGCATAGTTACCTTTAACTTCATCCATAGACATGTTAGATGCAGCACTTAGATACCTTGCACCTACACGATCATAGGATTCCTCGTTACATAAAACTATACACTTAGCACCCTGTCTAGCAAACCCATCTTCAGAGGCTATGATCGAAGCATGAAAGGATGTCTTGCCTGTATTTGGTCTTGCACCTACCAAAACTAAATGCCCACCTGACACACCTTCTATGCGTCTTTGCAGAGATGATATGTTAAACTTCCACTTAGCTTGAATGTCAGCCTTCTCTAGTAAGGTGTCAATAGATATGTCACCCCAATCAATCTTCAAGTTAGGCATGAAGTCATCCTGATAGTCTTCTATTATCTTACGCACAGGCTCCAGTGTATTCTCTACACCGTTGACATACTTAACACCTAAGTTAGCTATCTCCTCTCCTACTAACTTCTGAAACATATTACCCATAACTTCCTGTGCAATGTCAGGTGACATAGGTTCTGCTCTGTTTATCCTCTTGAACAACTCTCTGTAAGAATCTTTGTTAGCTGTAGTCAAGACGTTATGTGTGAAGAATAAGCCTTCTAGTTCTGCTGGTGTTATGCTCCTCTCGTATGTCTCCATAGCGTAGTCAAGAGTTCTTTTTATACCACGCAAGTCTTTACTGAAAAGGTTATCAGGTGTTCTGATACCTTTGTTATTCTCATAGAACTCTTTATCCATGAGGGTTCTTATTAATGCTAACTCCATTATTCCTCCATCAAACAAAACTCACACCACGTATTAGGTGTAGGACAACCACAGCTAACGCATAAGTTAAAGCCAACTGTGTTGTACGCTTCTCTCTCCTTTGCTCTTTGTCTCTCCTCTTTTGTCATAGGACGTATATCTTTTAAGATTTTCTTAAAACTATCCTTTTCCATTACGCTCTTGAGCCTCTAAGTGCAAAGAATAAACCACCTACCCAAAGCAGAACATGTAAGTTGTCATACAACAACACATCCATTAAACTATCAGGTTCTCCTATCCATATAACACCTGTCATAATACAGCATATAACTAACCCACTGAACCTAGTTACCATGTCTTCTACCCACGGCCTATCTAAATGTAAGTACGAGAAAGTTAGTAGACCTCCAAGTATTAATCCTATACCTGCACCAAGCTCACCGTAAGCTGCAAACCACCACACTATGTACGGTAATTCGAATGCCTCGGCATCATCAACACTTATAGGTAACTTAGACAAGCCTTGCTGTATAAATATGATAGCTAAAGGTATTCTCAACAACCAGTGAGATAGACAGAACTCAGGTATCATACTTAAAATTTTACTCATGCTCACCTCCAAACATCCTACCACTGGTTATATTATCAGCAGGTGTAATTTTAGAACGCTTGTTAGCTTCTCTGTAAGTCATGGCAGTAATGAATACACCACCTATAATTAAAGAGTGACCCATGCCACTGATAGCAAACCAAAACATATTACCAATCCACAACGCGAAGATTGCACTCCACATGTACGCTAGTATTTGGAAGACTGCGTGTGCAGCCATTGGATCTAACCTTTGGATGTGACGTAAAGGAGAATCCTGTATAGTCATCACGCTGTTCCACGCCTCTTTAAATAAATCAAAGATGCTAACGACACTTAGTGGAACAATTTTTAATTTGTTACTCATTTGTTATCCTTTTTGTTTAAGTTCATAGGTGAATACGCTTCACCGTTATACTGAGAGCCTGACTTGTCTGGCCCTGTTTCAACACCACTATTGCAACCAAAAACAACGATCATTAAAAATATAGTGCTGTAAATGAAAGCTCTTTTAGACCACAGAATAAACAAGTCAAAAGTTTTTTCTGCTTCTATTTGTGCTGCTTCTCTAGGCGTCAACCTTACCCTCCTGTTTATTCTTCAAACCTTGCAGTTCATTAAACTGATTTTCATCTATACAGTTTACCATCTCTACTGCACCAGGAAGCATACCGTTGTATGCAGTCATCAAACCGTGCACATAATTCATTATCTCTTTTCTGTCTAGCAAGGTAGCTCGACACTCAAGCTCTGTATTGTACACTGGATTTGTAAATACAAACGTATCTCTTGTTCCGTCTGCATTGTAAGACAGAAAGAACACCATCACAAACCACTTCATCGTATCATACTCCAAACGCCTATATCAGGCCAAAATAAAAGGTTAAGTATTACTGGTACACCTAAGATTAGAAAGGCGCATATTAAGAAAGCAAGGAACGCTCCCTTAATGTGGTACTGTTGTTCCTCTGACGGTGTATCAGTGGGTGGTAGTTCTCTAGGCCAATCACTCATATAGTTCACCTCCATCTCCGTACTCCCATATGTCATCTTGCTTTTTATTTTTAGACGCAGGTTGTATGCCTTTGAGCCTATCTATCTTGTTGTAGGCTTGTCTTATTTTTTGTTGATACTTTCGTATCTCATCTTCTAAGTTTTCTATTTCACCACAAACACTCATGTTATTCTCCATTTACAGCTAGGTCTGTTTCTGCTAATACTAGTATAGCTTCCTCTCTTGTTATCTTAAACCACTCACCTTGTCGTTTACCGTAACGCTCTGCTACCTTGTGTGCTTTACGCTCTGCTTCTAGTCTATCTTTAAAGTAGATGTCGTACACTAGAACGTAGTCACGCATAGGTGAGCTAGTTTGATAACCATTTAATCTATCTTGTGCATCTATAGCCATGCCTATCTTGATCCACTCAGGCCAAGCAGGGTTGCAGATAGCGTAGACGTATCCTTCTTTTACTTGTTCATCCTTTTGTAGTGCAGTAAAAGCTGCGTCACCAAAAGATTTATACTTTCCTGGTTTATGTAAAGGGTGATGTATAGAAATGTAGTTACCGTTAACATGCATCCTCTTTGTATTATTATATTCGCGTTTTGTCTCAGGGTTGTCCTTGTAATAACGCTTTTTACCTGTCTTTGGATTTATTTGTTCAGCCATCATCCTTATTTCCTTTATGCTTTTGTTTTCGTACTGGTTTAGGTTTCTTCTTATCAGGTATAACTCGCTGCTTATACTTAGGTTGCCGCAAGTCTTTAGCCATAGGGTTCTGTTTATTCAATCGCTCCATCTATCAGAATCCTTAAATTAGTTATATCTTTCTCACGTTCATACTTGATGTCATCCTCAACGTGTAACACCCAAGCAGGTAAGTCAGTCCAAAGTTGTATCTTCTTACTGAACTCCATACTTTTACTTAGTGCGTCAGGATCAAGTGCAACTAAACAGCTTGACGCATTGTCACTTATATCAGCTAGGTGATCGTCTGTCAAGCTAGTGCCAAGTATAGCAAAACCTGTGGTTCTTGGCATAAGTTTAGCTACAGTGATAGCACTAATAACATCTTCGACTATAACGTATACACCGTTGGGTTCACCTATACATCTCTTGTAGTAGCTACTTGTACCACCGTATCTATACCACTTTGGTATAGCTCCACCTAACGCACGTCCTATTGCATCTATCAGTCTACCGTCCTCGTAGATAGGAAATACAGCACGTCTATCCTTAACGTCATACATTAACTTCTCATGGTTAAGTATAGGCCAGCGCATAATAAATCGTTTTAGTTGTCCATCCTGTGCAGCCTCACCATTAATGACGTGCTCTGGATAAACAAAGGTAGATAACTCTTTGTTATTATTATATGTTTCTACTAGAGGTATCCTAAAGTAGGACTCCATCTCTTCTGCAGTCATAGCTGTAGACACCATGCCCTTGAGATCACAAGATAATTTGTAACAGTTGTAGATAATCCTACCGTCAACCTTACGTGCAGTGAAGGTGTTCTTACTGCCACACTTAGGACAAGTCTTACGCACTGACTCACCTTCCGTTAAGTCCAGTGTCTCTTCTATATAGTTATCCATCTGTCAGGTACCTTACCATTTTACGCAATATATTTATATCATGTTTAGCTAAACCCATAGCGGAATTACAAGGGTTACATATCCAGCCCCTTACTTCCATATTTTTTTGACAGTGATCTATAGAAAAAGGACTCTGTGTTCTGTACTTTCCCATATTTAAATAATCTTTGTGTGTCATACCGCAGATAGGACAAGCATAGTTTTTAGGTAGGGGATTATTTTTTTTCCATATTGATTTTATTATGGATGCTCTATCATCACAGTCGCTACATGTAGAAGACAAAGTATTTCTATCTCCTAGTCTTCTTACTAAAACCCTAAAATGTTTTAAATTTTTTTTACTACCACAGCCTACACAAATCCTTAAGTGATCCTCCTCCTCTTTGTTTTTCTGCACCTCGTAAAAAAGATCATACTGCATCACTCTCTATCCTTGTACGCATTGCGCTGGGCTAATGCTTCTGAGGCTCCAGTATACGTGTGTTTGATATACGGAGTCAAGCTATTTATGCTAGTGTGTCCACTAACTTGTTTGATCTGTGTTATATCTACACCAGCTTCAACCATCTCAGTGATAGCTGTACGGCGCATATCCATAGCTGTCAGGTGACTTGGCAGTCTAGCTTCTTCCAGTATTGCATTGACGTGTACGTGAAGACCTTCTTTTGAGTAAGGCTTATACGCTCCGTCGCTAGGCTGTATCTGTGGAGCTACCAAAACTTGAAAGCTAAACGTTTCGTGTTGCTGTCTCAGTACGTGCATCAAGCCATCACTGATAGGCAAGTGTACTGCCTCACCTCTTTTGCTTTGCTCAAAGTCACAGCGTCCTTTGTCTAAGTCTATAGCATCCCACATCAGCATACGCATATCACCTACACGTTGGCCCCACTCGTAAGCCATATGTACAATTAGTCCTACTGATCGCCACTTCCACTGGCTGTACGCTGTATCCAAGAACAGCTTGACCTGGCTTGGCTCCCACGTAACTTTGCGAGGTGGGTTAGGTGTCTTGTCTAGGTACGGCATAGGGTTGAAGACACGTAAGTTATTCTTCGTAGCCCAATTAATAAGTATAGACATGATCGCAGCTATCTTGTTTGCACGATGCACTCCACGTTTTAGCCAAGCGTTGTAGTGTTTCTGCATGATAGGTACAGTCAAACCTGATTTGATACTGATATGTCCTAATCCATCTTCTATTATATTTAAGCAATCAGAGTAGTCTTTTTGTGAAGCGTGACCTAGCTTGCGAAATGCATCTGACTTTAAGTATGCATACACTAGCTGACTTACCGTCTTAGACTTTACCATTTCCTGCGTGTCTTCCAGTAAACCCAACATTCTGAACAGTGTCCTTTCCCTACTGTGAGATCAATCAGCCAAACCAAGTTAGGCTTACGTTCTCTTTTCCATTGCCAATTCCTGGCGCTAAACGTTTGGTTGTTCATACCGCCAAGCATTACGTTAACTAATACTGAGAAGGCGATAAGAACTCTTTTGATGTACAAGGCCATAAGTTATTCCTCGTCACTACCTTTCAAGTAGAAGTAGATGAAGCCACCTACATAAGCTATCAAGAATGGTAAGATTATTTGTGATCCAGCTACCATGTTAAAACAACGGATACCATAGTTCGCCATTGGCAATCATACGCTTGACATCCTCAAGCTCTCGTTTGTCTGCATCAGCACGATCAAACTCGCCAAGCCATTCTGCATCGTCAATCTCACGCTGCAAGTCTACGCTGTATTGCTGTAAAGGTATTACATCGTACATTTTAGTCCATCCTTGTTACAAAGTATTCACCGTTAGGTAACGGTAGTGCAAGCATAGCGTACTGATAGAAGTACACGTTGCCGTTAGGTGTGTTCATCTTTCCTATGTAAGGTAGGTCAGGGTCATCTGTAGTGGTGTACGTACCGTCCTCTTGTACGTCACCCTTGAATTGGTACAAGCTACCAAAACCATAGCGCTCAGTCATAAAGTTTACTATGTCCATGCCCTTGCCTAGCAAGGTATACTCACCTACCCAGTAAGGTAATATGCCAAGCATTTCTTTAAGGTGCTCTACTGGTACATCAGGAAAAGCCTTTGTGTTGATCGTAAGTTTCATGGTATGTCTACCTCGTCTAGTGTGATTACGTATTCTCTGATAACTAAGCCCTCAGAGTTTGTGACTATGATATTGTCAGGCAAATCAGGTAGCTCACCTGAGAATAGTCTATCTCTCAAGTCTTTGCTGTCTTTAAAAGTGACCATCGACAAGTGTTCTTTGTCATCTGACTTCTGTTTCCAGATAGCTATGTGCATTGTGTTAGTCCTCCAAATATATGTGACACTACGTCAACTGTCCAGCCATTGCCAAGCATTTTGTAGCGCTGGGTATTAGACACATGGTCAGTATAACCTTCTGGAACAGTTTGTAAACGCTCACACTCTAGAGGTGTTAGCTTACGCCATGTGATATTTTCATCTTGATATGCAACTACACTGTCCTTATGAACAGTAGTAATACAATTAGTCTTATCATCTGAGCGTAGCTCTAGTCGTGCTTGTAAGGGAATGTCTCTATTATAATCTTGTCGTTTACCACGCTCATCTAACCTACGGTTCACAACCCTTGCACCAAACACGAGTTGTCTACGATGCTTCTCAAAGTATGACTTGAGGTTGCCACCCTTGAAGTAATTAGCGTCAATGCAATGCGACTTGTCACGGTCAACATGTCCATCTTCTAAGATGTCAGCAAGTACAATACCTTTGTCATCAGGTAAACTTTCCATAGGTATGTTTGTCCAGTAGTACCTCTGTCTGTTTTGTGCAGAGACACGACTGCTATTGATAAAGATAGGCTCTACGCCCAGCGCTTTTGTGATAACGTCCATGCTCTCTTTTTTCATCTTGACGTTCTCAAGTAGGAAGTACTTAGGCTTGAGTGCCTTGAGCAGTCGCACGTACTCCCAGAATAATTTACTGCGTGGATCATCAAAGTTTAATTGCTTACCTGCAAAGCTAAAGCCTTGACACGGTGAGCCACCTATAAGCAGATCAATCTTAGGTAATTTGTCAGGGTCAACAGTTGTCACATCACCAAGCTGAGTAGTGCTAGGAAAGTTTGCTTGTGTTACTTTGATTACATACTTGTCAATCTCCGCTGCGAAATAATTATCTACTTGAATGCCAGCCCTTTGTAGGGCAAGCTGTCCACATGACATACCGTCAAATAGTGATAGTACATTCATAGTTATGATACCTCTGCTACTGTGCCAAACAAACGCTTGGCTGTGTAATCATTAATCACGTAGCGTTGTCCTTTAGGTGATTGTGCTACAATCCAAGGAAACTTACGGGCTTTTGTGTTGTACCCTACAAGGTATACCATCATGCCTTGCAAAGATGCAACCTTGTCTGTATCTAAGCCACTGAGTTTTGCCAAGTCTTCAAGATCTCTCTCTTGTCTAGACTTACTACCTTTGATAAGCACCTTGAGTTGAAAGGTAGCTTCGCCTCCGTCATATTTACAGTTGCCTAGCTCAAAGGTGTATCCATCAATGCCGTTGCTGTTGAGCACAGTGTTAAGTTGGTTGCGTAGTTCACGCAGTACTGGTTTTGTAAAAGTTGTCATTGTTGTGTCTCCTTTGCATCAATATATGACCAATATTGATCCCATGTTAAGATACCCTCTGTAGATGTTTCCACTTCCATCGGATAGCAACCAAAATGATCCCAATGATCATTTACAAAGTCTAATATTTCTTCAACCGTGGTCATTGTTGTGTCTCCATCTCTTGTATAAATGTCAATACTTCTTCGTTGTCTGCACTTTTTCTATAGTATTGCCACATATCATTAGTGACCCACTCTACAAGAGTGTCCAACGGAAGACTGTCAACGTATTTTATTACAGCCATTTCAAGTCTATCTTCGTGGGTTGTCATTGTTGTGTCTCCGTATATCCTAATATTTCACACCCAGAAAATTCATCTTCTAGCCATTCTATAGGATCATCTTCTGTGTCTGGAATGTGTACACCTGTGAAAGTGTACACTTGGTTCTCGCGTAGTTCACGCACTACTACATCATACATAGCATTACCCTGCAAAGTGACAAAGCTTACGCTTGGTGTTGCGGT